GATATGGTCATAAATGCCCCGGTCGCGCCTGGGCCAAGTTCTATTATTCCCCCGATCGATTCAACGAGTTTAGAAACGCCCCATGCCGCGATGCCGATACCGGCGCCGACAGCCAAAATAACAAGAGCGAGGCCGGCCAACACCCCCAATGTTGGCGCTGTTGCGCCGGCGAGGGCGCTTAAGCCGGCTCCCAGGCTAGGAAGGGCAGCTGCCGCGGCTTTGATACCAGCTGCGAGGCCGGTACCGAGGGCTTTTCCGGCGCCCCAGGCCGCGACCTTGAGCGTGATTAGGACCGCTGCCATGTTGAGGGTGCCGGCTGCCCAGCCGGGGAGACCAGAAGTAGCTGTTACTATAAAATTAACAAACTTGTTCATGACTGTCACAACACCGGATATTCCTATAGCCAAGTTACCAAAGAATACTTTTAGTTTATCTATTGCAGTAGAAGCTTCCAGTGTTCTTCGTGCCAATTCTTCTTCTGTCATGTTAGCATGCATTATCTGAGCTGCTGTCTTCCGAACTTCTTCGCTTGTTGAACTAAACAACCGGGCACTTTCTTCCAAGCTGATATTAAGAGCATTTGAGATCTCTATTCTTTGATATCTTTCAAGATCATCATAATATACCCCGGATGCCTCCATGCTTCTTTGCAACAATTCAATGCGTTCAGTTTCGTCAGCAGCAAGAAGATCGTAAGTATTAAGTAAGTTACCACCCAACACCATATTCAAACGGCCGGCGGCGTTGGCTGCAGCGTCGAAAGTATCATACTGAGCCATTGTGTTGAAAAGTTGATCTATGCCTAGGCCGGTTTCCTTAGAGGCTGCCGTTAAGCCTTTAAACACCTCAATGCCATCTGTACCCATTTTTGCAAAAAGCTCTGTTGAACCCTGCAGGGCGCTGGACAACTCGTCCATAGAAATACCGGCCTCATCCGCGACACCGGCAAGGTGTAACATTGTGTCTTCGGCTTTTCCGAGAGGCATGTTTAAAACATTTGTTAATATCTCTAAAGTCTGGCTAGCTTGGAAACCCAATTTAGTAAGTTGGGCTGTGAGCTTAATTACTTCTTTTCTGGAAGTTTCTGATAACTTTGTAAAGTCTCTAAAGTTAGTATAAAGCTCGCCGGCGGCCTCCGCGGCATCGGCGCCAGATAAGCCAACTGCCACTAGTTCAGTGCGCGTTTGGAAAGCTTCAGTAGCGAATTCTCTAGATGCTCCGGTAGATTGTACAAACCCAGCTTCTAAAGAGTCCAATTGCATAACTAGATCTTTAGTATTTTGCCAAAGTAGATCTACACCAAAGATAATGGGATCTAGGTTGCCGGCTTGTTCCAGAAAGCCCTTCATTTGGGTTCCGAGCGCGGTCGAGATGCCCTTCATCGCGCCTTCTGTTTGGGCCAGTGTGTTTGCGTTCTTTAGAAGCGGAGTGGATATAGAAGCTATGGAATCAAAAAGAGTCGCTCCCAGATTGGCCGACTCTTCAAGAGCGTCCTTCGCATCACGCTGGAGATCTCGTTGTTTCTCAAGTTCGACAACTTTGTTAGCGGCAACTTCAACACCTTCTCTAGATGCGTCGGTCCCGGCGCGCTGGTGGTTCGCAATTGCCTCCTCTAAAACCTTAGTCGCCTCTCTAATTTCCTTACTCTTCTCAAAGAGATCTACTTCAAGCTGATGTGCGTCATTAGCTCTCACACGGGCTTTTAAGATGTCAAGCTGGGTGCCAAGCATCTCCTTGAATAGATCAAGAGAGTTCTCTATGAGTTTAAGCTGGAGTTCTAGTTCCTTCTTCTCGTCTCCGACAGCTACGGCAATTTCCTTTTTTAACTCAGCTCTCTTTTTTTCGGCTTTGAGTACTTCTTCTTCTGTGAGATCTTTTGCCACAACCTAGTTACCTTTTATTTGATCGGCCACTTCATGCCGGTTTCTCTTTCGAAATTGCGAATAGCAGTATTCAACCGAGTTTTAGTTGCATAAGTTCTAGGATCGTGGAGACCATGTTTTTTAACGGAGTTCATGTACCTCTTCTCCCCGCCGGCTGCGGCGCGGAAAGAAGATATCTGTGATGAAGTACCCCTTATCTTTGTCGGAAGAGGGAACAAGCGACGATAGTCTTTCACTCCCAACAATGAATACAATGTCAATTTAAGTTTTGCACCTTGCTGAGCGAGTCCTTCGTCCATCTGTGTGAAGTCCAGTATAAGTTCTTTATCTTCATCTACCATATTAAGTACTCCTAGTAAAATAAATAGTTTGAAAAACAAAACCCGACCTTTATTGCCGGGTTAAATATCAAACTTCAAACTATTTGTTTTTGGATAAAGCCTCTTTTTCTTTTTCAAGTTGATCAATTAGTTTATTTACTGTCCATTTGCGAATTCCAACTGGAAGGAAATAACTTTCATATAGGGAATATCCACCGTGATATTTAAGAGCGAACATTTCTTCATGGACGCTTCTTTGATAATCAGAGGTCAGGCCAAAAAAATCGGTACGTTATCGGTACCTCCTGCTTGTTGGCTGCTCCACACGATTGGCAATCATATTCTCCAATAAGTTCCGCTGTGGGAGGGACTGTTTTGATTATTTTCTTCAAATACCTGGAATCTTGCAAAGGCATGTTATCTAGATATTTGTTAATTAACTTTTCTTCTCCGTTAACCGAAACAATCATTTGACGATATGCTTCTATGGTTGTGGAAAACTCTACATTGTGTTTCTTATACTTTTGTTCTTTCGCAGCAAGTGCCTTTTCATCACTGGCGGCCAAAAACCTTAATTCTAGTTTAACTTTTGATTTTGGCATCTCTATTGTAAAAGTACCATTTTCATTCTGTACAGCCTCCTCGGAATAAGAAGCTTCGCGATAGTTAACACACTCTTCTAAATCGAACGTTACATTCTGCTGTTGCATGCAGGCTCTGCAAAATGTCTGTACGGGATACTCTGCACCATAAGCTGATATCCTAGACTGGATCAAAAGAGCATTCTTGTCCCCAACGAGCAAGTCGTCCAAGTTAATAGTTTTATCAACTAACAACGAATGCAAAAGCTTGTCGATAACCACCCCTTGCTTGATATAAGACTGGTTAACCAATATATCCTCTTCTTTTGCTGTCATTTGCTTTAATTCAATAACCGGATTGACGCGAAGAGGATGGTCTTCCGGAAGGTGTTCGCCTTTTGAGGGCAGTTCGATAATATCATTGACTGCCATAAAGGAAAAGTCACCGCCAGTATTCAGGGCTTCTTGTAAAGCCTCTGGTGGCGGTGAACTTGTATTTTCCTTGTTTGCGCCTATGCGCTCTTGACTGTTTCTCATTATTCTCCTTTAATTATTTGCTGCCACCAAAGGCGCCGAGGGTGTCACTGTCGGCGGAAGCCCTGAAGTAATCATAACGGAAAGTTATTTTAACCTCTGAGGCGTCGCTGTTGTCATAAGAAAGGCTTTGGGGAAATTCAACAACTTTGATCCAAGCATTAATTAAATCAAACTGTAGCGTGTTGGTCTGGCCATCGTCGCCGCCGCCGAGCTGCTTGAGTATTACTTCTCCAAAAGCGTTAACGGATCCCGCCTTCGTTAGAAGAGAAGTCTCGGCATTGTCGACCGTATCTGGGGTTGTATAACCGCTGTTGGAAAAGTTTTCCAAAATGTTTTTTGAGATGTCCTTATCGATAGCATCGACTACCGTGACAGATACTTCATTATACTCAACGGTACCCGGAAAATAGAATGTGTGATTTAGGAATTTGTGGGATCCTTCTGCAACAGTAATGGAAGGTAAATTAACATTCTTAACAACCCATGTTGGTATTCGATTTAGCGTTACAAGAAACTTAAAGTTTCTTCTTGGTTCTAAACTGGGGGCGCTCCAAAAGGTGGCTGGCATTTTTTTCTCTCCTCTATATTAAATAGTATTAGTCGTCAAAACTTGCGCCAGTGCGGAAGATTTCAAAGTCAAGCGCGATGAACTCGATAGCGCGAGCGGGCTTCAACAAGATTCTGGCGTATAGTATGTTTCGATCGATCAATTCGGGTGTGGTGGTGGTCTCATCAAGAATCACTTTGTAGTCAGTTAAACCAAACCTACCCTTAACATCCGACAAGAAGGGGTTAACCCTAGCTAGGAAGTTATTCCAAGTTGCCTGGACGTTCGGCTCAAATAGAATTGAATTTGCAATTCTAGATATTTCCTTCTTAAGAAATATAAGAAGTCGTCTTACGTTAACTCGATCCAGTGCCGAGCGTGTTGCCTGGAGTGTCTTTTGTCCAAATATCACAACTCCCTCTTGTGGGAACTGAGCTATCGGGTTAACATTCACTTCGTAAAGGTCATCACGATCTTGCGAGCGAAGTTGCTTAGAGACGCCAGTTGCGGTAATACCCGAAGCGGCATCGAGGCCGCCTCGGTTAAAGCCTGCCGGGGCGAACCAAGGGGCGGCTACGTTGTCTGTGTACCCGTAGGCGGCCATGGCGGCAACGGTAGCCGGGACAAAGAGGCGTACACCTCGCTCTCGGTCTCGTATTTGAACTGCGGGGTAGTAAGCTGCACCGTAAGAGGTGTTAAAGCCGCGGGCCTTTATTGCTGTGAGCGCGCTGCTTACATTCGGAAGTGTAGTTCTGTTAGTTCCAATATCTCCCGAAGTCAATTCGAAACGAGGCTTATAGTCATGCTGGATATCGATAAGCGCAAGAGTATCACGCCGGTTTTCCGCCATGCTGATCAAGTAGTCGGTTATACCGGTGGTAGATACGCCCGGGATAGAACAAACATTATGCTCTACAACATCGGGGTCTCTAATAGTATCTACAGCCTTTCTTAAAGAGTAGTACTCATAACTTGTACTATCTGATTGGCCGGTGGTTAGTCTATTTGCGAACGGCTCAGGCTCTAGCACATCAAAACCGTCAGTTCCACCATGCATAGGCATTGTGAAGTTGTTGATCCCGGCATCTAATAAGGTAGAATATGTTCCCGTGCCGCGGAAGGATGTGGCGGCTGCTCGCGAACCTGCTACGTATACTGGGTTGGCCGCGGTACCGGAAATATTGTCCAGTGAGAACACAAACGAAGCTTCAGTGACGCTAGCAACAGCTTCATAGGCGTCACCTAAATCGCTTGATAGGCGCCTGTTATATTCTCCATATGTGTTGTCGCGGCGTGCAAAAGTACCTTTGCTAAGAGAACCGTAGAAGGCTTCTTTAACACTTCCGACGCCGGTTGAACCCGACTGGCGCAGAACTAGCGACGGGAAAGATACAGTTACGCCGAATGTGCCGCTAATAAGGTTGGCGACGGAATATGGATTGCTAGCAAAAGTCGACCCGGAAGTCATTGTCGTCGCTGATGTCACGCCGCCGCCGGTAAAAGTAGCCGTCCCGGCTATCGAACTGGTGGTTTCTCCAATATATCGGGGTGGGCCAAAGAATCCAGCTGGAAGGCTGGCAGCGTTAACCGATCCGTTGTCGACAGCATCTACCATATCCATTCGGATATACTTTGAAACGCTGTCGTACGCTCCATATGTTTCATATACCTTGTTGGTAGCATCCCAACTAAGGTATTTATCACCGATACGACGAGCAATATAGTTTTCCGCGGAGGGATCCAAACTTAAACCAGTAAACGACTCGATGATATTAAGTGAGTTATCTGTATCGGCACTATTTCGAACAAAAACATCGAATGTACCATATGCATTGACTGTCGGGTTGACGGGGCCTTTGATATTAGCAATTGAAATCTTAACATTTCTGTTATCCCAGTCGCCGCGGTAGTCAGTGGCAGCAAAGCGGAAAAGTTTTTGCATCCCCGAAGCTGCATAGGAAGCAGTATCTTGAGTTAAATCCTGTGCAATAACATATCCTGACTTCGCAACGGCGGCAGCGCTGCTGCGATCGTTATGGTCAGCAAGGGTACCAGTTAGGGTATTGCGGAAGATAAATGCAAAGTTAGAAGATGAGGCCAGCGCGGTGGGGGCCCCGTTTCTTTCTCCAACAACAGTTTCTTCTATGTTAGATTCAAAAGTCTCACCAAGCCAGTAGTTAAGTCGGTCAGTGGCACTGTATAGAGAATCGTTGCAGTATTGCGGGTTTGTATTAAGCACTTTGCGAATATAAATATCCGAATCCGGATCAAAGTTAAAAGTCGCAGTAAGATGAGAAGTTCCCTTGTAATTTTCTATTACGGCTGTGAACTTAAGATCTTTTGAATCTGAAGATTCATTTAGTATTAAGGTGGTATCAGTTGCTGTAGCCGGTTGGGCATGTGTGATACTCATTAATTTAACATCGCAGGCCGCAGAGCCGGTTGATGTGTAAATAACAGCACCTAGAGAGGCAGTTATCTGGTCAATACCGTTACTCGAACCTGAAACTCCGTTTGCCACGAAGAGGCCCACTGAATTCAATGTTGTCCATCCGGCTAAACCATCGCCGGTCGCGCCGGATTCATTTTCTCCCATTAAACGAACAAAGGTCACAGGGCCGTTGTTGCGAAGATAAGCTTCGGCGGCGTAGAGTCCATAAGTCGGTGCAGCACGGTTGCCTGCTAGCCATGTGTCTCCACTCTCCCCTCCCGGGTTTGGGGCGCCAAATATTGAGTGTAAATCAAGGGTGGAATTAAGTTTGACGGGGCGCATACCCGGGCCTTGTAAGGCTCGGCCAATTACTGCAGGGCCAACTGCAGGCGCGGCTGCGGGAAGTCCGGATTTATCGATCTCTGCTACTTGCACTCCAGGGGATACAAAGTTAAATTTTTCTACTGGCATCTAATCATCTCCTTTCTAAAAATTAGAATTCAATAATAAATAGTTAACTCAATCCCTAAAGAACTAACTAACCTAAAATTACTGATTCTTTTGGGAATTTATACTCTACAATACTTTCTCTAATAGTTATCTTCGGTAAATCATCATTAATATACTTGCCAAAAAGGTAACCAATAATGTTAAATGTAATTTTTGCTTCCATCTTTCTCTGGTCCTCTCCCAAATTGGCAGAGTTGTCAGATATATTATAGTTTTGATCTATGAATAGTTCATACCGATAATGATCATATTTTATAACTTTATAATTTATGTTTCCCGTCTCAGTCAATAGTGGCTGCAACATCTCATTCATTTGCTGAGTGTATAATGATGTGAGCACCACTTCATATGTAGGATTAACATGGACGACTTGAGGCACGCTCATAAATTGATAAACAACCTTTGGGTTCTTTGCTTTTCTATTATATTGTCCTGTTTGTTGCTTTGAATATGCGTTGCCAAATTCTGCTGTCTTTTGTTGCATTATCCTTTTTGCAATCTCTATGTTGGCTGTGTTGGAAGGCAAAACATTCCCTTGAAATATTCCCTTCTTGGTTGGATCTTTCGATAAGCCAGTTCTTGCCACGGTTATTATAGGAAAGTTCAATACATCCTTCTTTCTCGGATCTTTCTTTGTGTACCACGCTCTTTCCGATCCTTGCCAAATAACGGGGACTTTTTCGAAGCCAGTATTTGATCTACAACTAATATCTAAAGTTTCATTGACAAAGTTAAAAACTGCTCTATCTATAGTTTCTAAAGTCGACGGCTCAAAAGGAATGCTAATTAAGTTTTCTAATTCATTATTGCCCATCGAATAAACCCTCCCGCGATCTCAAGCATTTAGCTGCAATTTCGAATCTAGTATCTGGACGCCCAAACAAAAGTCTGGGCTCCTCTAGAGTTGTGATCTCATAAAGAATTTCGTCGAATAAAACAAAATCACCCTCTCTGACATAAAGATCTTGGTCTTCTGTCAGTCTTCTCTTATGAAACTTCACTGTAATACTCGCTGTTTTATCC